CTCGACGACCTGCGCCCGACGATCCGCAAGGCGGGCTCTCGCCAGATCTTCGTGTGGAACCCGCGCTTCAAGACCGACCCGGTCGATAGCTTCTTCCGTGGGCCGGCCAAGAACCCGGATGCCGTGAGCATCGAGGTGCTGTGGAAGGACAATCCCTTCCTGTCGCCCGAGACGATCCGCGACAAGAATTTCGACTACATCCGCGATCCGGTCAAAGCCCAGCACGTTTGGGGTGGTGGCTACGAGGTTCTGACCGAGGGTTCCTACTATGGCCGCGACATCGTTGCAGCCGAGCAGGAGGGCCGCGTCGGGCGGGTGCCGCACGACCGCGAGGCCGCCGTGCATGCCGCATGGGACTTGGGGATCGGCGACAGTACCTCGATCGTGATCTTCCAGCGTGTGGCCCTCGAATGGCATGTGCTGGCCTACTACGAGAACAGCGGCCAGGCGCTGTCGCATTACGTGGATTGGATCAAGGGGCTTCCCTACGCGGTCGAACTCCATCACCTGCCGCATGACGCCCGCCAGCGCGAGCTCCAGACCGGCAAGAGCCGGGTCGATTTCTTCATGGAGCGCGGCCTCCGCACGGCCATCGTCCCGAACCATTCCGTCGAGGATGGCATCCACGCCGTCCGCATGGCGATGCCGAAGGTGTGGATCGACGCCGAACGCTGCGAGCGCCTGGTAGACTGCCTGCGCTCCTACCGTTCCGAGTTCAGCGACAAGCTGCAGACCTCGAGGCCGCAGCCGCTTCATGACTGGGCGTCTCACGGCGCGGATGCGTTCCGCTACGCCATCATGGGCGCCGCCGCCAGCAACGAAAACAGCAAGTCCGACTGGAGCAAACCCCTGTCGCGCGCAGCCGGAGGAGTGGCCTAGATGCCGAAGGAACGCAAAGTGCCGACCGATGCCGAGATGACGGCAAAATTTGGCAAGGGCTGGGATCGCCCGCTTCCCACTTCTGATGAGGAAATAGCAGCCGAGTTTGGTGCGGATTTCTTGGCTGGCCTGAAGCGCCTCAAGCAAAGATACGCCTGATGTTCGGCAAACCGAAGAACCTGCAGCCCGTCGAGACCGAGCGCATGGCCCGCATCGTGCGCCGCGCCATCGAGAACGCCCGCGACTTCGTCGAGGATGACATCTCGCCCTCGCGCAAGACGGCAGATCAGTACTACCAGGGCTACACCGCCGTGAAGGCCGAGAAGGGCCGGTCGAAGGTCGTCGTCACCCGCGTGCGCGACGCCGTCAAGTCCGTGATCCCGTCTCTCGCCCGCGTCTTCACGCAATCCGACACCATCGCCGAGTTCTCCTCCGAGATCGAGGGCGACGAGAAGACCTGCCGCGACCAGACGCTGTTCGTGAACCAGGTGTTCCACAAGTTCGGCGGCTACAAGGCCCTGATCGAAGCCTCGACCGACGCCCTCAAGGCGAAGGTTGGCGTGGTCAAGGTCAGCCTTGAGCGGTCTCAGGTCGCCAGGCACACGTTCGAGGATCTCGTCACGCCCGAGCAGTTGCAGATGCTGCAGACGGACGAGACGCAGGTCATCACCGAGATGACGCCCCCGATGCCGGCGCCCGAGGGCGAGGGCGAGGTCTATGGCGTCGTGCTCACCAAGGACAGCTTCCGCAACCGCTGGCACCTCGACCCGGTGCCGCCCGAGTGTTTCTTCATCAGCCGCGGCGCGACGCACACGGATGACGCCCGCGTGATCGGCGTGGCCCAGAACATTGAAATCTGGGAGGCGATTGAGACGCTCGGACTGACGCTCGAGGACTTCGCCGGCGCCGACCGCGACCCCGAACTCGACACCGAGGCGGAACTCCGCTCGCTCGAGGAGGATGGCGACACCGTCGACCCGATCGATGACTTCAGCCGCGAGGTGCTTGTCTGCGAGGCCTGGATGCGCCTTGATGCCGATGGCGATGGCATCCCCGAGCTTCGCCACCTGATCACGGTCGGCACCGGCTACCGCATCGTCCTCGACGAGCCGTGCAATTTCGTGCCGCTGGCGGTGTTCAAGGCCGAACTCCAGCCGCACCAGTTCTTCCCCATCTGCATGGCCGAGGATCTCGAGCAGGACCAGGACGCCCAGACGGCGCTCCTGCGCTCGATCATCGACAACGCCGCGCAGGTGAACACGCCTCGCACCGCCGCCGTCGAGGCGCAGGTGAACGTCGAGGATCTCCTCAACCCCGAGATTGGCGCCATTGTCCGCACCAAGGCGCCGGGCATGATTGAAGAACTCACGACGCCCTTCGTGGGAGGGCAGACGCTGTCTGTCCTGCAGTACCTCGAGGGCATCGCCGAGGCCCGTTCCGGCGTCACCAAGATCAGCCAGGGCATCAGCGCCGACGTGCTGCAGTCCTCGCCGAAGGAGGCCGCCGCGGCCATGGTGCAGGGGTCCGACGCCCGCATCGAGATGATGGCGCGCAACCTGGCCGAGACGGGCGTGAAGGATCTGTTCCTCTGCATCCTCCGCACCGCCATGTACGAGATGAAGGGCCCGCAGTCCGTCCGCACACTCACCGGCTACGAGGAAGTGCGCCCCGACATGTGGCACGATCAGGTGACCATCAACGTCAACGTCGGCCTCGGCAATGGCCGCGTCGGCGAGAAGGCCATGGCGCTGACCGAGATCGCCGGCGCGCAGCAGCAGATCATGGGCATGCTCGGCCTCGACAACCCGCTGGCGGGCTGGGAGCAGTACCGCAAGACGCTCGTCGACAAGGCCAAGCTCGCCGGCATCCGCAACACGCAGGATTACCTGCCGATGGTGCCCGAGCAGGTGCTGCAACAGCTTGTCCAGCAGCAGCAGGCCGCCGCCCAGCAGGCGCAGCAGCCAGACCCGAACGCCGGCCTCGTGCAGGCGGAAACCATCAAAGCGCAGGCCAATATGCAGATCAAATCTGCCGAGCTGCAGCAGCGCGGCCAGCTTGAGACCGCCAAGCTGCAGCAGCAGGGGCAAATCGAGATGGCTCAGCTTCAGGCCAAGATCGCCGGAGAGACCGCCAAAGCGAAGATCGAAGACGACAGAGCAAGAGATATTGCCGCGGGGCAGTTCGCGGTGGACGCGCAGCAGGTGCAACTCGACGCGGCTCAGAGAGCACAGGTCGCTCAGGAGCAGGCCGCGCCGCGCAATTATGGTCAGCCGGGAGGCGTGCAGTGATGACGCGCGAAGAGTTCAGCCGACTGCTCGCCTATAACCCGGGCACAGGGCGCTTCACTTGGCGACTATATCGTGGGCGCATGGCGAAAGCTGGAGACCCAGCAGGATCGCTCAAGCCTAGCGGCTATATCGAGTTGCACGTCGGCGGGAAAATATACAAAGCGCACCGCGTCGCTTGGCTGATGGCGCACGGCGAGTGGCCATCTCAGCACATTGACCACATCAATGGCGACAAGGCAGATAACCGCATTGCAAATCTGCGTGACTGCTCCCGCAGCGAGAACCTGTGCAACTCGAAGCATCACGCAAACAGCACGACAGGCTTCAAAGGCGTCCACTTCCAAAAGACGGACGGCATCTATGTCGCCCACATCAGGAAGGACGGGAAGCGCAAGCATCTCGGCAGCTTCCGCACGGTCGAAGATGCCGCTGCTGCAGTCCGCATCGCCCGAGACGCGCTTCATGGGGAGTTCGCTCGCCATGGATGACCTGCGCTTCCGTCGCCTCAAGGCCCTCCGCAGCGTCATGGATCAGCCCTTCTTTGGGCTGGCCGTCGAGGAACTGCGCCGGGAACTGGCCGACGAGATTGCCGACTGCATCGACCCCATCAAGGCCGGCGCGATCCGGGCCGAGCGCGTGGCGCTGACCCGGATCGCCGGCCGCATCGAGACATACACCAACGAACTCATCATCGTGGAGAAGCAAGTCAATGGCTGAAGCCGAAAGCAGCGAAGTCCTTAACGCCATTCTGACGCCCGCGGCAGCCCCCGCCGCCCGCGGCGAGGCTGGTGGCGAAGCGGCGCCTCGCTCCAACAACGCTCCGTCCCGGGGCGAAGGTGGCCGTTTCGCCCCAGCCGACCAGGATGACGATCTCGAGGATGCCGTTGCAGAAGCTGATGACGCCGAGCCCGAGGCACAGGCGGATGCCGCGCCCGAGGAAGCCGCCCAAGGAGACGCCGACGAGGAGCAGCCCGACGAGGAGCAGGAAGCCCCCGTCAATCTCGACGAGTACACCGTCGAAGTGACGATCGACGGCAAGCCCGCCGAGGTCACGCTGGGCGAACTGAAGCAGAATTATTCCGGCAATCAGTACATTGCCAAGCAGGTGCAGCAGGCGGTCGAGTACCGCAAGGCGCAGGAGACCGCGACCTATCAGACCTACGCCGCCCTCGAGCAGCAGGTCCAGCACCTCAATGCCATTCAGGAAGTGTGGACCAAGTTCGCATCTCCGCAAGTTGACCTGGAAGCCCTGAAGCACCGCGACCCGCAAGCCTATGCGCTGAAGCGGGTGGAGCTCATGGACGCCCAGGAGAAGGCGCAGAAGATCCAGCAGGAGATCCAAAGCAAGCAGGTGCAGCAGGCCCAGATCGTGGCCGAAGCTCGCGCCCGGCGTGTCGAGGAAGAAACCAGCATCCTTCTGCAGAAACTGCCGGCCCTCGCCGACCCCCAGAAGGCGCCTGTCGTCATGGGGAAAATTCGGGAGGTGGCACAGAGCTATGGCGTGTCGGACGACGAGCTCAATTCGCTCGACGGCCACGTCCCGCTGATGGTCCTCGCCGAGCTTGCTTGGCGGCGTGAGCAGATGGCGGGCTTTGAGGCGCGCATGAAGAGGCCGACCGGCGACCAGCCGAGGCCGAAGACGCTCATCCGGCCCGGTACTGCCAAACCCGCGCAGAGCAGCGACAAGCGGCTCCAGGCGCAACTCCTCACCCGCGCGAAGCGGAGCGGCAAACCCGACGATGTCGCAGCCACGCTCCTTGTCTCGCGCAAGAAAGCATAAGGAAACACTCCAATGGCCGTTGCAGCAGCAGCCCTTGAGACCTACGACAGCAAGACCATCCGCGAAGACCTGTCCGACGCGGAAAACATGATCTCGCCGACCGAAACGCCTTTCATCAGCAGCATTGCTGGCAAGGGCACCGCCTCGAACACCAAGTACGAGTGGCCGGTGGTGGAACTCGGTGCGGTCGATGCGAACAACGCCGTGCCCGAGGGCGAGGACACCCCGTCCGTCGACTCCCCGAACGTGGCGCTTCGCATGATCAACTACACGCAGATCATGGACAAGGTGGTGAAGGTCACCGACACCTCGCAGCGCGTCGATGGCGCCGCGAAGGTCGAGAAGCTCGCCAAGCAGATCTCCTACAAGCTGAAGGAACTGAAGCGCGACAAGGAGACCATCTTCCTTGCCAACCAGGCCGCGGTTGTTGGTGCCGCTGCCGGCGCCACAACCCGCAAGCTCGCGGGTTTCGAGGCGTTCATCATCACGAACTCGTCCCGCGGTGCTACCGGCGCCGCTCCGACGCTCTCGAACACGACCGATGGTTTCCCGAACGCTGCCCACACCCCGGGCACCGCTCGCGCCATCACCGAGGACATCCTCAACACCGTCATGCAGTCCTGCTGGACCCAGGGCGGTGAAGTAAAGTACGGCCTCGTCGGCCCGTCGACCAAGCGCACGATCTCGAAGACCTTCAATGGCTACGCGACCAAATATAAGGACGCGGACGACAAGAAGCTGGTCAACGCGATCGACGTTTATGAAAGCGACTTCGGCCAGATCCAGATCGTGCCGGATCGCTTCTCGAACGCCGCGTCGATGCTCTTCATCGACCCGGAATACGTGAAGGTCGTCGACCTGCAGCCGACCCGCCAGCTTGAACTGGCGCGCACCGGCCACACCGAGAACCGCCTGATCCAGTACGAAGGCACCCTCGAGGTCGGCAACCAGAAGTC